GGCAGTAAGAGTTTTTGTAGTTGTGCTATGATTAAACGGATAGCCAAACTCTCTTTGGTTAATATAACGAATAGCATCATTAACTGCATTTTTACATTGCGTCTGCACACCTCTAGATGAAGAGAAGTTAGAAGACGTAAGCTCTACCTCGTTCATCCTAACAAGTGTACTGTTTGTCAGTGTAAGAAATGTTTCTGCCATTTTGCTATCCTAAAGATGTACTGAGGGGGTCAGTCGCCCAACCCCCAAAAGTATTATGCAAGTAGATCACGATCCACTTCAGTAGCCTCTACACCACCACGAATACTTGTTTCAATGCAACAAGCCATTACACGAAGTTTACCCTCCGTAACATCAGCACTAGATGCAGCTAATACCACATCAATAGTGTCTGTTGTAGTTACGTGCTGTGTAAAAGTAATAGTACCTGATGTTGTCATTGCAGCACCATTACTACCACTTGCTAGAAATGTTCCAGCAGCAGCAGTAACATCTGCCCCATCAACAATATCATCACCCTCTGCAAAATCAATATCTACAGTAGGCGAACTACCATTAAAAGATTTCAAGATTTGAGCACCTGCGAAAAGCACCATTGTATTAGCAGGGATTTCTAATACTTGAAATACATCCCCATTAGTACAAGAGTATCCGTCCTCAACCATCTTTTCGATGTCGATGACTGCTTCACGCATATACATGCCAAAGCCTTGAAAACGTGAAGGTGGTGCAGCAATAGAGTTAGAGTCAACACCTACTGTTGCTTTTGAGGTCATGTCAAAAGTAGCCATAGTTTATCCTCCCTTACGCTGCGTTATACTTGGCAGTTACCAAAGCCTCTGGCCTTAGTATTTTTCTACCATATAAATGCATACCACGAACAATGTCAGCAAAGCTGTCAGGGTCACGATATGTTTCTGTCTTACTGATCTGCTCTGCAGTTGCTACAGCAGAATCATGTCCAGCAACTAACACACCAAAATTAGTATTCTGGTTTGCTGTTCCTGATGTACCTGGCCCTGTGCCTAATGCTGGTAGGTTTGAGGACACGTACAAACGAAAGCCGTGAAAGTTGTTGATTACAAGACCATTACGTAGTCCACCAGACTCGCCGTAATCCCCATTCATAAAGCGACTGTCTTCATCAGAAAGTATCTCCATAAATACAGGGTCTATTACCAGCCAGCGACCATTTGTATCAACTTGCTGTTGATCAAGTAAACGCTTCATGCGTGACACGATCATTGCAGGTGAAACGGTTGCAGTTGGGAGTGATGTAGCACCCGGCATACGTGCAGTTACTGGAATCGAATGATCACCAGCAGATGCAGTAGTGATGTTGCCAAAAGAACTCTTGATCAACTTCATGCTTGAAAGCAGTTCGTCTGAACCTGCAGTAGTCACAGCCTTTGTGCCGTTTACTTGGTCATTAGCTGTGTCTGCTTTTGCGTGTAAAGCAGACTGTTTGAAACCTGACAAGTAGCCAAGAACTTCTTGGTCATACTGATCAGCCAAACGGTATGCTGCACGATCTGTTGCAAGTTGCATAAAATTAACATGAGAGTGGGCTTCTTCAATATCGTCCATCTTAAAAGCATAGTAGTTTGCTTTGTCAACAACTAATTGAAAGTCTTCATCATCTAAATCTTGTGCTGTGACAGTTGTACCACGTGCATAAGATTGTACTGAAATTTCAGGCTCTTTGATAATTCGCACTGTATCACCTTGTGCGCTTATCTCCCCAAAATAATCAGAGTTGGTTATATCTCCTACAGTAGCAGACTTGCGAAACGCAACCTGTACCTGTTTGGAGTAGATTATAGGACTAAAGTTACCATTAGGTAAATTCCCATAACCTGCTGCGGTTTGAAAAGCCATAGTTAAAATCCTCCATATAGATGTTTGGCTTAGATTATTAAGCGTAACACTTTGAAAGAGGCTAGTAGTTCTAGGGTGCGATCAGCATACACATTGGCCTTTGTGTAAGTTGTCGGGCCTATACTTAACTAGGTAGTTCTTATCTTAGTAGTTGGGCTTAGTGTTTAAAAGTACAAAGGTAGCTGTATTATTAGGGCTTTATACTTTTACTTCATAAACATAGTTATATCTAGTTAATCTACTATGTCAAGAGTTTTTTATCTTGCAGCACCAGAAATATCATAAACAAACTTACCTGATCGTATAGCTTCCATAATATCATCTGATTTTGCTTCATATTCTTTGGCAGACATCTTCTGCACTTGTGACTCTAGTATCTGTCCTGCAACACCTTCGTTATCAATTTTAGTTGTACGTTTAGTTTTTACTTGTGATGCTGCGTCCTTTGTACTGCGTTTCCTAGACTTGGTGTCCATATCGTTGTCAATCTTAAACAAGTCTATCACTCGTACTACAGACTGTGGATCATCCTGATTTTCATACAAGGCATCCTGTACCCACTTGGGTTGTTCGTTTGCCCAGTTGTGAAAGTCATCACTGTCACGTAGCTCATCAAAGTCAGCGTGTGCTGTACGTATCTCGTTCTCTGCTTTAGAACGCTGGGTATCAGCATTTAGCTTATCTATTTCTTGTAGACGTTTATCTGCTTTAGCAAACTTTTCATCTGCTTTCTTTGCAGCTATAGTTTCTACTAAGCTAGCTATGTCTGGATACTTCTTTGTCCACGCCTCTATATCTTCATCAGAACTAGGTGCACGTACAGGACCGCTTGTCTTTGCTTTTTCTAGCTGTGCTTTTATTTCTTTTAGCTCTTCAGCTTGTTTGTTTAGATGGATGCGTAGATCACCGTACCGTTTCTTATACGTTCTTTCTTCAGCAGATAACGCCTCTTCTTTAGTTTCTGTATTGGACGCTTCTTCTTTGGGAGCTTCTTCTTTTGTTGAGGCTGATTCGTTTCCCTCAATGAGGGCTTTAAGTTCGGCTTCATCCTGCTCTATACGCTTCTTATTTGCGTTACGGTTTGATTTGGGTTGTACAAATCCTGCATTCTTTTGGGGTTCCACTTCTGTTAGTTCTGCCATATTGTTTTCCTTTTTTATATGGGGCCAGCGTTTAGCCGGGTAGCCTTATTGTTGTTTAGTTTACGTTAGGGTTATCTACAACATCATCCTCTTCATCGTCTTTGTCACTTCCAAAAACTTTGTCTATAATATCCGGGGATGGTAACAGTTTATCCACATCTAAATCAGGATCAAGCTTTATTTGTGTTGGTTCACCATCTTTACCAGGAACAGTAGCAAACATTGGTGGACGACTAGGATCATCTTCACCACCTTTATAAAATGATTGATCAAAGATAGGGGTTCCCTGTGATTGTCCTGTAGGATCAATATTAGAGCTTGCTAGGTTGGCAAAATACTGTGATCTAAATAGTATATTGTTTGTTTGTTCTGTTAAATCTTTACCATCTTTATCTTTTCCAGACTTTAACATATTATTTATTTGATTGTTTATTAAGTTTGTTTTATTCTTAGTCTCTCTATCTGCTAACTTAGTTAAAGCAAAACCACCTCCGGGTATTATTACATTTCCTACAAGATGCAGTACAGCCTTTTCAACTAATGTTAATTTACCCACATCTTTACTATCTTTTTTGCTTGTGTCAGATACGTATGTTTTAAAATCATTCATAGACCAATCACTAGGATCAGTATTCCTCCACGTCTTAGGGGGTTCTATCCCACTACCACCATCATTGTCATTATCATCTACTTCTTGTTTCTGTTTTTGTTGTTCTACAGGTGTACCTGCTTTTAAAGTGTACCCTTCTGGTATAGGGCTTAAAGGTCTACCATTAAAGAATACTATTTGTATTTCTGGTTTTGTTGCATGTACATAAGTCTTAAACTCAAAGCCAGTAAACATTGGTCCTGTGCCACCATAACCACCAAAGCCACCTCCTACAGGTTGGGGTATTTCACGATCAGGTATATCCTTTACTTCACCACCCTCTTGCATCTTTTGAGCTTCTTGTTCTACTTCTAGCTCATCATCTCTAAAAAAAGACTCATCACCCTGTTTAATTCTTTGAAATCCTTGTTTAGCTGCAGCCTGTAAGTTCTCAAAGAAAGGTGTACCATAGTAGCGTCTAGTTGCTGCATCAATCATAAATTCATTAGGGCTAGCCATGATAGGTATATCATCACGTACTTCTGCAGTTGTGGCTCCTACTGGGGCAGTGTTACCGCTAACTGGGTCTTTTTCTTCACTCAGTATTTCTGCCATCTCTGTATCAGTCTCTGCCATTTATCTCATCCCTTAAATATGTCAAGCGTCTAAGTGCAGCTATCTCACCTTGAGCACGATAGATACCTTCCATGCTAGTCTCTTGTTCTAACTTGCGCTGGGCTGTCTCTACCTTTTGTTGTATTACTTCTACAAACCCATCCCACAGAGGCTTATCATTTACTAACTTCTTTACTATCATGTACCAGTAAATCCTTGCTCACCTGGCGTTGGTGCTGTGCCTGTGCCTATAGTGCCACCACCTGCACCTGTAGTATCCGCTACGCCTACCCCTGCTGGAGGAGGAGTTACACCTTCAGGTGGAGGTGCGCCCTCTTGTGGTGCTACCTCTGGTGCTTCTGGTGGCGTTGCAAACTTCTTGAGTATCTCAGCTTGTATAGCTGCATCACTTAAAGAGTTTGTAACTTTGTCTGGGTCAAGATCCATGCTCTTAGCTATCTCTCGTATGATGTAGTCTGACTTTACGAAAGGCTGTAGCATAGGATTAGAGGCTACACCTAAGAACTGCATCAATCTTTGAGATCGTACTTCGTTA